AGTATATCGACAACGGAATGACGACTGTTGTTGTTGCTCCACGTATTCTGTTGGCAGAACAACTGTGCAGTGAATTCCTTGAGTTGATTGATACAACTCACACGCATGTGATGCACGTTCATAGTGGTGAAACACCTCACTATTCTACAACCAAAGCAGATGACATTCATGTCTTTGCTAACACTGCTCGCGCAGAAGGTGAGAACTGCATCATCTTCACCTCTTATCATTCCCTTCATCGTATCATGGAGGCAGATATTGAGGTGAACAATATATACTTTGACGAAGCACACAACAGCGTTCAGCGTAACTTCTTCCCTGCGACTGAGTATTTTGCAGAGAATGCAAATCGTTGCTATTTCTTTACAGCAACACCCAAACATTCTCTTGCTGCATCTAAACCTGGAATGAATTGGAGTGTCTATGGTCAAGTTTTATGTAATGTTCCTGCTCCTCGCCTTGTTGATGAAGGGTACATTCTTCCTCCAAAAGTGGTTGTTAAACAACTGCCCATCATCAAGGGAAGAAAGGTTATGTATGCTGAGGATGGAGACAACCTCATCGAAACTATCGATGACAACAATATCGACAAGACTTTGATCTGTGCTCGTTCTACGAAACAAATCATGGGTCTTATCTCACAATCAGATTTTTGTCTACAACTCAAGGAACGTGGATACTCTTGGATGATGATCACATCCAAGACCGGTGCAATCATCGACGGTAAGAAAGTCAATCGTGATGTATTCTTTGACACTTTGAATGAGTGGGGCAAGGAAGATGGCAAGAAATTTGTTGTCATCCACCATAGCATTCTGTCTGAAGGTATTAACGTCAGTGGACTTGAGGCTGTCATTTTTATGCGTAACATGGACTACGTGGGTATCAGTCAGTCTATCGGTCGTGTAATACGTTTGGGTGGAAGTGAGAAGACATTTGGTCTCGTTTGTATTCCAACCTATGACCGAGTAGTTATCAGCACTGCCAAGAAAGTTCAGGCAGTTGTTGATGTTGTATTCAATCAGGGTCAACCTGCCATCTCTGAAATTCGTAGGTAGTTGACAACTCAAAAATTTTATGATACTATATAACTGTACGAGATCTGTTATTAAGGTCTCTATCACAAAGGAGTAAATTATGGCACATAAATTGCCATGGGGAAGCAACTTCTCCATCAAGGATCTGTCGGTAGGACCAAAAGACGATCCGTTTATCTATTTCCCCTTCCTTGAGTTAGATGACTCAGTTGGAATAAATGGGATGGAAATGACAAAAGTAAACGAACTTATTACTGGAGATAATACAGTTCGTGGAACTAAAGGACTAATCACACAAAAAAGTGTGGGACTCGCTGGTTCTCTCTCCTCTGGGTGGGACAGAACATCTTGGCCCATACCTTACATGCCTGTTGATAGTAAAAAGGAGGCATTTGATAGACGGCACACCATAAATGTTTGTCGTAATATCAAACCAACTTTAAGTGTTCCCTCAGCAGTATATTGTAGGGTTTATCCAGATAATGGTGGAATTATCAATTCTTTTCTTGATCACTCCATTCTTACTTTAGGAGCAATGTGGGGTAATGTCTTCGGACCTATTCCTGAAGACACTAAGGATCATTGGTTTGTCACTGCTGCTTACAGTATTTTAGACATTGAAAGAGAACGTAATGTTCATGATCAAGAAATTTGCACAAGACCAGTAATTAGACAACTCTTACAACAAATGGGTTGCTATACTCGTTACAATTTCAACAAAACTGTTGTTGAAAGAATTGTAACTCATGTTATGGATAGATTGGATGAAAAAAACATCTCTACTCCCGTACATACCATTAACGCAAGTGTTCAGGAAAAAGATCAATTTGTTAGTGAATCTGAAGATTGGCAACCAACCAATACAGAAGATGATAACTATTTTTATTATCACATTCCCATTAAAAATCATTCAGGTTGGAGTTACACTTATGCAGATAGACTTCTGCGTATCGTGTGTGAGCGTGAAAACGCATTTAACAGCAAGAACGGTTTAGAAGAAACTCTAGATGAGAAGCAGAAGAGAGTTAAAGTTCTCTTGCATAATGATACTAATGGAACTGATTCTGTAGCAATTTCTAAATCCCGCAATCTTTTCAAAAAAGGATTAAATTCTACTTGGCAAACTAGAAGAGAAACTATTTTGAATCCTATTAAATCACTATTTAATTTCTCTCTTGAAGAAAAGAAGTTGAGTGATCTTAACATGGAAATCTGGTACATGCACCAACTTGAAGGTGAAGATGAACCAATGGAGATGGCATTTGATAATGAGGAGACCATTATCTGAACTGGCACAGCACCCTTGACAGGGTGCTTTTTTAATACTATACTGATTAAGTACATTACACAAGGAGACCACTGATGAAAGTTTCACAACTTTCCGAAATCGTTGCTCTCGGTTTTGAAGAACTGATTAAAGAGGGAGACACACGGGAAATTGGTAAGTTTCTTGCATTTCCCACAGAACGTATCATTGCACCACAATGGTTGCGTGATGCTTGTGACATTGCAACCACTCCATCACCTGACGATTCTGAAGGACAACAGGAGAAGTATGATCGTATTACTCCCGGCGGAATTCGTATCCAGGTAAAATATCGTGGAGGCAACACTCTTCACATGGAGCAGACTCGCCGCACTACTGGTAAAAATGCAACCAATGGCGCAAAGAATGGTCAAGTAAGATATGCAACCGATTCTTTCGATGTAATCTTGTTTATCATTCCAAAGGGTCATGAAGATATTTCTGAATGGGAGTATCTTGCAATCCCCAGTTATGAACTGGAGGATAAGAAAATGCCTGGTTATTGTGTTGGTCAAGTCCCCGCAGTTCTTCGTCGTAAATACGAAGGAAGAGCAAAAGAGGTCATCACCAATCTTGAAAATCAACGAGTACAAAATCGGTGACAATAGAGAACTTCTGAAGGAAGTTGAGTCAAATACTGTGGATCTAATTTATATTGATCCACCTTATTGCACTGGAAGAGATTTTTATCACTTTGATGATAGATTCAATTCCAGTGCAGATTATCGTGAATTGTTGTTGCGTCCAATGTTTGAAGAGTGTCATCGAATTTTGACTGATGTTGGCAACATTGTTATTCATGTGGAAGCAAAGATCTCTCATCATGTTCGTATTGTTCTTGATGACATCTTCGGAGAGAAAAGATTTAAAAATGAAATTGTGTGGGTGTCTGGTGGCAACCACAAATCAAAGTATCAATTACAGAGAAACCATGATACAATAATTGTGTATCAAAAAGGTAGTGAATCAATTTATAATGCAGAGCATAAAGAATATGATGTTGAGACTGTAAGAAAGGCAAAGATCTGTTCTGTTCGTAAGAAGAAATATAATACATCTGCACTCGTTAATCGTCAACCAAATGTTGTATCTCGTCCCAATTTGAGATATGAATGGAATGGTAATCATCTCCAGTGGCATGTATCAAAGGAGAGAATGCAAATGCTTCATGATGATAATAGATTGGAATATTCTCCAAACAGTGGTATTCCTAGAGTGAAAAAGTATCTGGATGAAATGGATGGTATTCCAGTCAAAGACGTGTGGAATGATATAAAACAAATTCAAGGTGTTGAGAAGTTAGATTATGCCACGCAGAAACCTGTGGCACTATTGAATAGAATTTTAAAAATGTTTAGCAATGAAGGTTCTATTGTACTCGATGCCTGTGCCGGATCTGGGACGGTGGGGAGAAGTGCCATTCTGACAAATAGAAATTACATTTTATTCGATCTTAACACTGAAGGCAAAGAGTTGTTTGAAAAAAGTATAAAGAATCTTGTGCCAGTAGATGAACTGTCCACAATCGCTTGCAATCCGTTGCTAGATGCCTTATCTTAAGGACATGAAAAACACACACCTCCAGCACCCAGAAGACTCCATTCTGACGGGTGATCTTTCTGTCCTTGATTGGTTCCTTTCTGATGGTGAAATCTCTGCGAAGATCGATGGCGCTCCTGCGATTGTATGGGGTACGAATCCGCAGACAGGTCGATTCTTTGTTGGTACAAAATCGGTCTTTAACAAGAAACTTATCAAGATTAACG